AATTAAACGATGTCAGACTGCTGGAAAGGGCTGTGTTGGCATCTGTTGTATTGCTGTTAATCTCAGTGTTTACACCCCTAAGAGTGTCAAACAAATGGTGATTAGTAGCAGTGCTTCTGTCCTTGATCCAGACTAAACCATCTTTAATTGCAAGGTTAACCCCATTTTCGATAGTTTGGCTTGTCGGTGATTGCTGATCCCAAAAAACATAGTTACCTGTATACAGATAAGTGCTGAACACGTCTTCAATCACTTGACCCTGTGCAGCAGAAGAAGCGGTTGCAAGTGCCTTTTTACTAAGCATTATGCATCTCCTACACGAGCGCCATACAAAGTTGAACCAACTTTCCACAGAACAATAGCAGTAAAGCCTGTAGTATTCAAGATCGGGGCAACACCGTTGTCAGTCTTCCAAACCACAGAGGGCCAAGTGATCGTAAAGGCTGCGCCATCATCAATCATCAAGGTCACTGCTTCACCAGCAACAAAACTGTCTGTGGGAGTAGAAGCACCACTCAAGGTCCAAGTCTGGACTGTACCATTGTTGGGGTTCAAAGCAGGGGTAGTACCAGACAACGCAAAGACAGTTTCAATGATAGCATTGGCGAACTTGACATCGCCATTAGCAGCAGCAGTCACAACCTTAGAGGCTTGAGAAGTACCAAGGGTGGTGATGTCGTTGTAGTTCAACTCAGCAGCAGTTGCAGTAACACCAAAATCTGTCAATGCAGCCGCAGCATTAATACTGGCCCAGTTCGTAGTATCAAGCGAAGGGTCTGTGGTCAACCCTGAATGGGTCAACTTAGCACGATACGTCGAGAAGTTGATGGGGGAGTATCTGACAGAACCTACAGTGTAAGAACCTCCAGATACCCAAGCGGAAGCTACTTGAGCCGCAGAGGCAGCACTGGCAGAGGCATTAGCAGCAGCGATAGCAGCAGCACTAGCATCAGCGTCTACAGCAGCACCTACACTCTCAATATAGTCACCAGCAGCATTTAGTTGAGTTTGAAAAGCAGGCAAGGCACCAAGAAAAGCATCTGCTTGAACAGTAAAGTTTGTAGGGTCTTGACGAGAGGGTGGGGTAGGAAGTGTAGAAATCGGGGGGTAAGCCATATTAGGTTAATCCTTCTACTTCAATGGCACCAAGCGAGTAAGATGGTGTTTCTAGGGTCAAGTCAAATCTACGATAGAAACCATAGACCACTGTGCCGTAAGACGTATCTTCTGAACCAATGTACACAATTGGTGTAGCACGGTATTGGGCCAATGTAGACTGAATTTTTCTTGTGTTTTGTGTTGGGTAGCTTACGTTGTAGTCAACCAATTGTGCGAAAGCCCGCTCAACCACAATAAAGTTACCAAAGGCATCTGTCTCTTTACGGGAGAAATCTTCGATGCTAACCGAAGTACCATAGGTGGTCAAACCAATTTCTGAGAAGAAACCGCTGACAATCTGGCCAATTTTTACATCTTGACCTGTTGTATTGGTGACAGTGATTTGAACATCTGAACCAACGTAAGGGGGAATGTTCAAAAACAAGGCTTCTTGAAGTTGGGTTTGCTCTTCAAAAAAGTATGTATACCAATCTATGATGTTTTTGTTGTCAAGAAGGCCGATAGTCTCATTGTAGACTTCACCATCAATATTGTCAGTTACAGTCACATTTGCGGAGATACCTTGCAGACCAAACAAAGCCACAGCAGTTATGCTAGAATTTGGATCGTTTAGAACATATTCTGCACTTGTGGTCTGAACAACAGGGTCGCCAATTTTCTTGTCAAAGGCTTTCCAGCGGTTTGTTGCACCAATCTCCAACCACTTAGTGCCATTATCAGTTGTAGGATCATTACCAATATTGCTGTTGATAAGGCTTTCGTAGACTTTGTGAACACTTACAACAATGACCCTATTTCCAACGGCGTATGTGGTCCCCGAAGACCACTCAGCATAATCATTTTCGGGGACCGAGGAACTAACAAGGATACTGTCTGTCACAGTTACAGGTTTAATAAGTTTCATTCATTAGACCCTTTCAGGAGGAAGACCATCTGTATCCCATTTACGTTCAATATCATACACACGCTTAACATTCTTAGAGATTTCAACTTGGATTTGCAGTTGCTCAGAACGCATACCCGAAACCTCTCTACGAAGACCTGCTACAGCACCTGCAAGTTCAGGATCACGGAACATATTAGCCGTATCCCTATTGCTATAGATACGAGAAGGACCAGTAACTTCAAGTTCGGGACCACTCTCACCAACAATACGGGGACCACCAGAGTGCATACCCCCGTAAGCGAAACCGCGAACCTTGCCTGTAGGGACATTAGCAGCCGATGCAATCGCATTAGCTACAGCAGTCTGTGCAGCCGTTTGGGCAGCAATAGCAGAGTTGAGGGCAAGAATAGCATCAGCAACACTAAGGAACGTCTCACTCAACATTGGGAACTGTGCGATAAGCTCTTCGTGTTGTGCTTGTACTTGCTCATAGGTAGCTTGCGCTTCCATGTATTGAGCCATTGCCTCTTCTACAGTAAGAACTTCTTCGTTGATGATAAGAAGTTTCTCAGCAGCAGCAATCTGACGGGCTTCATTGACCCTTGCTTGTTCCAGTTGACGTTCCAGAAGTTGCACGGCTCTTTCATCAGCAGACATAGAGGCTTCTGCAACAGCACGGCTCTTTTCGATAGCATTGGTAGTCAGGGCAAAGTCTCTAGCGTAGTCTTGGAAGGTTCCAAAGAACTTTTCGCTAGGCTCATTCAAGATGCCCAAAGCACTGGTCAGCTTATCTACATCCATACCACCACTGGACACATAGGTCATGGCAGCACGACGAGAAGCGAAAGCACCAGCCTCAGAGGTAGCACTGCGGCCACTCAGAGCATTGTCAAGCAGTTCAAAAATCCTGCGCGATCTTTCGGCTTTAGCCTTTGCAGAGTCTATCTGAGATTCAATGCTTGAGAAGATACGAGAAAAACCGCTTTGTATACGAGCTACACGCGCCCCTACAGCCTTCTCGAGTTGACTACGAGCGGTAGCCAAACCAGATTGTGCAGCAGACAGTTGCCTATCCATAGCACTACGAAGGTTAGAAGCGGCCTGATCTACTCTTTGAGCAGCCATCTGCACGTCTTCCATAGCATGGACGAGGGTGAGCAAGCCCCTGTTCAATTCATGTGTAGCTGCAAGTTCCAACTCACGGTTTCTACGCAGGAGTTCCTCAGCATTACCTTGGAGTTCAAGAAGTCTTGTGGTTAGATCGTAACGCTGTTGTGCAGCCGCCAGAAGTTCGTTCATCGAAGTGAATTGACCAGACAGGGCCGTGAAGGCATCCCCCATCTTGACGATTTCTTCGTTGATCTTCTGGATTTTCTGTTCTTCAGTCAGACCTTTCAGAGAGACTTCAAAGTCATAAACAAAGTTCTCGAAGGCATCAGAAGAGATACCAAACAGTTCAGCAGCTTTAACGATCTGCGTCTGCATCTTCTGGACTGCTTCCACAATCGGATCAGAGATTTCAGCAGACACTTCACTCTCTGTTGTGGTAGTCTTCTTAGACAAACCGAAGAAGCGTGTAGTCTGGATCGTCTGGAAACTCTTGACGAGAGCATCCATGTTGGTCACTGTGATACGAAGTCCAGCATCAAGTTCTTTAGTCTTCTTCTTGAAGAAACTGAAAATGCCTGCAACAGCAAGAAGAGGTGCGGCGATAGCACCAATGGCTGTAGAGATGCCAGACAAGCCACCAACAGACAAGCCACCACTGACAGCGCCCATAGTACCACCAAGGCCACCATAAACGGATGTCATAAAGCCTGAGCCAAAACCGGATGCGGCAGTTCCAAAGGCAGCGCCAATACCACCAGCAGCACCTGCCCCAGCAGCACTTGCACCGAAACCGCCTGCCAAAGCAGCACCTGCACCACCAGCACCTGCCCCTGCAAAACCAAGTCCAATGAGGATTTGATTACGAGCAGCAAGGGCAATCATCTGTGCAAGCATGTTCTTGAAGGAGCCAAGAATGTCTTTTACAAAACCCTTGAAACCTTTGAAACCACGCATAACAAAGTCTGCGAAAGCATCGGCCACACCATCAACAGCGTTGACAACGTAGCCATCCATTTGACTTGCAAACTGTTTAGCAGCTTTTTCTGCGGCTGTCAGTTCTTCTTTGAGTTTCTTAGAACTTCCAGCAGCTTTCTTTTGAGACTCACTCAGCTTGTCAAAAGTTGCATTTGCTTTTTCTAGCTTGGCTATTTTATCGATAGAAGAGACATATTCAGCATTAATTGCACGAAGTTGGTCTGCACCAACAGCGACTTGAGCGGCTGCATCTCTCCGTTGCTTGGCCTCTTCCCTAAGACCTGCCACAGTTGCTGCACTAGCTGCGTTCAATCCCTTTTGAAGGGCATCAACTTTTGCAGTTGCTTGTGCCAGCTTAACATCAAGACCTGCACTAAAACCTGTTAGTTGAGACATGGCCGAAGCTGCGGCTTGCAAGGCTCTTTCCAGATTTTGCGCAGAAGCACTTGCAGATTCTAGTTCAGCAGCATTAGCAATGACTTCCGACTTCATCTCAAGCAGCTTTTGAATAATGCTGTCATGAATACCAAGTCTTTTAAGTTCTGCCTCATAGTTCTCAAGAATTTGTTGGTTCTCTAATGCCTTGACTTCTAGAGATTGTTCACCATAGCTAATCTTAGCTTGACCCAACTCAATTTCTTGTTGAAGAGTTTTTTCTTCCTGATCGGCCAAAACCCTTCTTTTCTCAACAAGCAAACCTTGATATTCAAGAAGTTGTTCTGAGTTAGCTGCCCTCTCTTTTTCTAACGCGGCAATTTCTTGCTCTGTTGAAGAAACTAAGCCTAAAGAGGTTAGATAGGCTTGGTTGTTTGTAAGACCTTTTTCCTCAAAAGAGACTGAAACTTCTCGTTGTTTGGTCAGTTGCTCTTGCAACCTAAGAATTTCCAGAGTGATGTCCTCTTGTTGAGACAAGAGTTGAACTTGTTCTTCGGGAAGAAGTTGAACACCTTCCAAATCAGCAATCTCAGCTTTCAAATCTTTGATACGATCTGTCAGCAAACCTGCCGCTTCTTCACCTTTTAGGAAAGGCGCAATAAGCCCTGTACCGATAGCAAGTGCAGCACCTGCAATAGCGCCTGCCGGACCAAAGAAACCAAGAAGTTGGGAACCTTGTTGTCCCAAAGCCACAGCAGCATTTGTCCCACTCTGAATCTGAACAGCAAGGTCGCCAATCTGATAACCAGCTTGTTGGGCAATAACTTCGATCCTACGCATACCTTTTCGGCTAGTATTCTCAAAAGTTTGTGCTGACCTGTTTGCATTTTGAAAGGCTTGGTCCATTTTCTGCGTTTGTTTCCAAACAGCTTCTATGGCCCTATCAACTTCTTGAACACCTTTACCATAAGTCTCCAGACTGATTTTACCAGTGTTAAAGGCTTTATCCAGAATAGCGTAACTACGCTCAAGTCTCTCTGTGGCTTTAATCTGCTTGACAACAGTGGACTCAAGTTTATTAAAGTCGTTGGTAAGGTTTCTGACAGAATCTTGGCCTTTTACCTGAACTTCAATCCCAATAACGCCAAGATCGTTAGACATTCTCTTCACCCATCGCTCTAATATAAATATTGTCTAGGTCTTTGATAACACCTATTTCCCAAGGTGTTAGTTCAATACCCATCATACGACACCAAAAGTAGATTGTGTCATAGGAAATTGGATTTGGGCCACTCATATTGTAGGTTCTACCGTTGTGTAGTTCCAAGAAAGCAGCCCAAATATGCAAAGCTAAATCAGGGAAGGTGGGAGGTTCCTCAAGGTTATCCTCACGGTCCTCAAGTTCCTCGACACTCTTCCCTAACTGTTTAGCGACTTGCTCTAGGTGATCCCTTTCTGTTGCTTTCGAACCTTTGACTTTACGATCCAGTCTAAAGGACTTCTGAGCATAATCCAGAAGGGCCAGTCTTACTTCTCCAAAAAAGCCTGAGCGTCTCCAAGCGCAGCGTCAACTTGGTCCTTGACCCAAGGCAACTGAGTAAAGACTTCTCGCACTTTAGCTTCTGTGGCTTTAGGCTTAGTACCACCAAGAGTGATGGCCCAGTCTTCAACGCATTGTACCAGAAGTTCCATAGCCGAGTTTTCAATCTCCTCAGCAGAAAGCGTCAGCTTACCACCACGTTGGGCTTTGGCAAGGCGACGGTTCTGTTGTGCATGAGCAATAGCTTTGTACTTCTTGCTATAGGGGCCATGCACAGTAATAGTCATGTTAGACCCATCTTCATTCGTCAGTACTTCCGAGGTAACGGGGTGGTACAGAATGACTTCGGTAGTCTCTTTCGGTTTACCAATTTTCAGCAAATCCATGTCGGGTATCCTTATTTGTCGGGTAGTGTGTCGGGTTTTATTAAAGACGGGGCGAGATTTCCGCCCGACACAGATTTTCTCGCCCCTACCCCTTACGGGGATTTCTATTAAGCGGAGCGGGTCAGCTTGATGTTCGTGCCTTCCACGCTGTCATACAGAGCCACGAAGGGCAGAGTAATCAGACGCGACTGGGGGTTAGCCAGAGGAACCGAAGCACCGTTGTACTTGACACGCGGGAACAGGAAGGTGTAGTCCGAGGAACCCGTAGGATCGTCCACAGTAACTTGGATGGACGATTCGGTTTCGTTCAGGAACTTGTTGATGAGCGTAGCATTTTCGTAGTAGACGGTCATCGTACCTTCAACAACAGCGCGACCAAACTCCAACTGCGGGGTGGTCGAAGCACCAACCACAAAGGTCGGGGCCAGCGAGTTGGACAGCGAGAATTCAAGCGAAGTCACGATAGCAATACCCGAACCACCGTCCGAGATAACACCGCTATAGCTGTCGAAGGGAGCATTAGCAGAAGCAGCCGTAACAGGCGAAGCAGTCGCAGAGGTGCCAGACTGAACCATTGTCTGACCGACCATATCGAAGGTGCCAGTGACCATCTGGTTAGGAGCAATCGAAACACCAAGGGTCGAAACAGCCATACCCTTGAAGAGACGGTACTGAGAAATGTCAACAGCACGGTCTTCCATAGAGAAGAACTTGGGGGTGGTGCCAATCTTCAAGACGTTGGTCGAGAACGAACTAAAGAAAGCCGATTCAAAGAGGGCGTCAAAGTCACCTTTACGCAGATCAACTTCAATCGAACCACCAGCTTGACGGTTGCCATGACGATCAACGCGAGGCATACGGTCAGCTTGGATTTCGTTACCTTCAACACGATCCTTGGTCAGATCAAGCGAGTGGCTGTTGATAGGCAGGTTAGCAAGCGTGGGGGTGGAAGGCGTAGTGCCGAAAGTGCTTTCAGCAATGTAAGCGAGGCTAGAGCGCGAACCCTGTGCAAAAGGCATGATTTATTCTCCTTCAAGAGTATTGGATTTTTGAGGTTTGGTGGTAGAAGTGGCCTTGACGGTTTCGAACAAATCTTCCCGATCAGCCAAGAGGGAGGCCACACTCTCTGGAACCTCATCCCCAATAAAGTAGGTATTACCTACAAACGCGAAATTAGAAATAGCTTTATACATTAGTTCAGGCTCCATAAATGTACCATGCGATTGCAACAGGAGTGCAATAGAAGGGTGAGTCTAGATAACTCGTACCAACTTCTGCATATTCAATGGAGACTGTGTAACCATTGTAAGTAATATCCGTTCCCGCATCAAACCTAGACAACAGGGTGTCAGCAATATCGTAACCAGCACCAGTTCCCAAACCTTCAGGAGTGCAGATCAGGATGTTATAGAACCCATCATATCTCTTTTGTGGGTTCAAACCACGAACAGCAGGACGACGAAGTGTTGGTACAAGGGTTGCTTTAACAAAGGCTGTACCCGTTGTAGGTTCAAAAGGTACGTTCTGCCTTGCAATAGTCGGGATGCTAGTAGTACCAGTCAAATGAGTGTCGAGACAAGCACGAATGTCGTTAATGATGCTCATTACTCTCTACTCCTCACTTTGGCGACAGCACTGGCAAGGTGTTCCCCAGCCCTTCCTTGGACAGTCTGATAGACGTAGTAGCCATCCCGTGTCCAGTTAGCACCACCAAATTCAACAGCTTTGTTGTGTGGCGATCTGTTATTGATGTAGATTTTAGTAGCACCAGCAGGCAATGCAGCAATATCCGAGTAGAGTTGCTCAAGGGCTTCTACTTGTTTTGCCCCAGTATCTTGACCACGAGGCTTATTCTCAGAGGTTCTAGACCGACCAGCACCAGAAGTTGTGGTAATGCTGTGGGAAGTCACATACGCCCCAGTATCAACAGGCGATCTGGATACAAGGTCACGAGCCATGTTGCCCAGAAACTCACTTCGAACTTCATCAAGTTTCTCTTCTACGGACCTGAGGATTTGAGTGACGCTTCTTTGTACATTTTGAGCCATGTTACTCCCTCACTTGTAGCAAGTAGCACATAGTCCCACTACCAGACTTAATCTCCATCACCTTGACAATGTTCACTGTGTCGCCAAGGCCAATGATCTGGTCTGTGGCATCAGGTTCAGGAGTGGCAGACCCATTGGTGAGTTTATTGTCGAGGACTACCCGACGATCACCACGAAGGATAGACTCTCCGTCAACCATGTCTGGCGTATAGTCGTAGAAATAGCCCCGTAGAGCGTAGTCTGTGTTTGTGGTGGTCACAGTACCCGTGGCATCACTATACGCACTGGCGGCTCTCTTTCGAAGCGTGAGGGCTATGCCATGCTCTCTAATCATCTGTCGCAGAGTGTAGGGGTCAAACGCCATTGGGTTCATCGGGGATGTAACCATCACCCGCCTCTACGTTATCGAATTGTGTAATGCTGAAAGCAGGCTTGACACGATCCGGGTCTTGGTTAGCAACTTCCATCTGAGACGATGAATAACCACCACCAAAGACGCCAAGGGCTTTACCAGAAGTCTTCTTACCCTGTGCTTCAACCTGTGCAGCCAGTTGCTGATACTGTTGAGCGCGAGTAGAGTACTTGGCACTCAAAGCCCCATCAAGGGTAGTGTCAACCATACGGCTGAACTTAGCAGCGATAGTACGGCAAACCCAAGCAGCAGCATAGTAGATGTTGTTATTAGCTTGAGCCAAGCCAAATGTAATCTCTTCGTTCTGAACCAATTGGTCAGAAGTGTCTGTGTCACCAACAAGCAGACGGACGCTGTTTAGACGACCAGACGATGTGGTTGTATTCAAGTCAGCAGCGGAATAACTCCAAGCCATCTGGTCGCCCTCTTATTATTCAAACAATTCCCTATGAGTATCACGCCAGAACTTAATCCTGCGAACTTGTGTCTCAACGTCCTTCGGGACTTTAGGGCATTTCTTTTCTCGAAACTCTTTTGCAGTTTTAGCTTTCTCCTGAAACCTCTCATTGAGTTTATCAATGTAAGAGTGGAGTTCTGCAAGGGTCATGCCGTCAAGGTTCTTGTTGAACACATCGGCAAGGACTTCTTTTTCATCTTCAGTATCATTAGGATCGTGATAGAAGAAGTCTTGATTGAACAGGGTGAGGATTTTCTGAGAACTTTCAGTACCCCTCCAATCGTAGTATTCTCCCCTCTCTCGCCACCTTTCACCAAGATGCACTCTTTGTTTGACATAGAGCCTTCTTGTAGGGTCGAAAGAGTGGGAGAGAAAATAAGTCGGGATCATTCTCTCTCCCCTTTCTTAATTAGGCGATAACGCTGTCGATGACTGCACCGAGGTCAGCCGAAACAACCTTGTGGTCGTAGGCCAAGTTGGCTTCCAGCACTTCGGCAACACCGTCGATAGCCAGATAGTCGCCACGATACGACTTGATCGTGATGCCGTGGCCCGAAGCATTTTCCAGATCGTCCCAAGTGAAGGTGTAACCAGCCGAGGGGATCATCAGGCCCGAAGAACGCGGACGGTAGTAGAAAGCAGCCAGCTTGCCACCAATGAAAGCGTTCGATTCGGTCAGACCTTCGGCAGCGGTGTTCTTCACCGTCTCCATGACCATGAATTCTTCCACACCGAAGATTTCAGCCAGTTTGGCATCCGTCACCAGAGCGGTGTTCGTCACGGTAGCGCCACCATTCAGGCGGGCAAGGATCGTGGGGTGGTTGACCAGAATGTCACGAACTTCTTTACCGACAACCATGACGTTGGGCTTGAAGCCGCCCGACTTGAGTTGCACGGTACGCATGATGTTGGTAACGTCTTGGATCGGGGTCGAGGTCGAGTAGTTCGACCACTGGATGACCTGAACCGAAGAGGGCGACGAAGCAACGCCATCCCAGTCCGTACCCCAGACACCGCCCTTGAAGTAGGTATCAGCCCACTTGATTTCGCGGTCAATCAGGAGTTGGTGGGTCAGCATCTGAGCGCCAGCAGCGCGGACATCCAGTGCTGCATCTTCGTTAGCCAGCGTCTCGAAGTCAAAGTCGGTTGCCAGCGAGAACACGTCAGCCGAGTAGGTGTCCTGCGACAGCGTCATGCCTACACGGGGAGCCTGAGTGCGCGGAGCGCGGGCCTGCACCTGACCAGTGCGATTGAAGTCGGCACGGTTGTAGATGTAGTACTTGTCAGTCTTCTTCGACACGCCAACTTTCGGGAACACACGGTCAGCAATAAAGCCATTAGCGTCTTGCAGGAAAGCAATCGTCAGGTTGGTAAGCGGTGCGTCAATATGAACGCTGCTAGGGGTCAACATAGCCATTTTTGGTAATCCTTTATTAAACTATTCAGATGCTATTAGGTGGAGGGAACAGCGGTTTCAGCACGCGACAGTTCGACCGTGATGATCTGATTGTCAACGCCAGCTTCAAGAGCATAGCCGAGGATCACGTCGCCAGCACCAGCAGCAACAGCTTCACCAGCCGAGTCCGAAGCAACAGCAGCGCCACGAGTGATGTTGCCAGCAGCCTTAACAGTCACACGACCATCGTAAGCAACCGTAACAGCCTGACCAGCGCCAGTGGCAGCGTTCAGAGCCACACCACAAGCACGAGCGCCATCGCCGCAGGGATCAATTTGACCGTCCGAAGCGGGGCCAGCAACAAAGGTGAATTGAGAGATGACAGCGCCCGAAATGGAGGTGCGGGTCTGCATGTTTTCCGTAAATGCCATAATAGAGGCTCCTTTTACTTTTTGTAGGTTTCAAGCACGAGGGCGCGACCCTGTGCGGTTTTGATGACAGCAGCATACGCTTTGTGGAAGTCTTTCTCTTTCTTCTCGTCCTGATAAGCCTTCACGATATCGTTTAGCTTCTCAGTCGGAGATTTCAGATCATTAGCTGCATCAGTTTTGCCGACTTCTTCATAGATGCCTGCAAAGGCAGCGTCAGCGGAACGAAGGAGTGCAAGCAGTTCTTCGTCTTGCCCAATCGACTTCAACAGTTTACCACGCTCATCAGCAGTTCCCTTGAAATTGGGGAGAACCTCATCGGCGCGTTTACGGAGTTCTTCGACTTCGAGAGCCTTTTGAACATCTTCTAGTTTTTTCAGGATCGGTGCGGGGATAGCCGACTTGGCAATCATCTCACCTTCAACTTCGATCATCTCTTCGGCAGGCTTTGCCTTCTCGACAGCAGCTACTTCAAGATCAGCGACTTTGCCTTTGAGAGTTTCGATCTCTTCCAGAAGCATCTTGTTGACTTCTTCAAGTTCAAGGGCTTCATTCTTCCAAGACTTACGAGCAGGCTTCTTTTCGCCCATCATGTCGTCTTCCATCATTTCTTCTTCGTCGTCTTCCATGTCGTCCATCTTGTCGGACTTCATTTCTTCCATGTAACCCTTTTCGGTTTCAGTCTCTTCAACCGTGTCGAGTTTTTCGACTTCTTCGTTTTCCATGTGTTCCCCTTCCGGGCTGCGCTTGAACAGTGCGACCTTAGCGAGTGGGTCATCGCCCATATCGACCAAGGAAACCTCTTCAAGTTCCAAGTTTACGAGTTCGGTGGGCATTACACCATCTCCTTCAAAGTTAATCTGTTACCCTTAGACATGTTCAAGTCCGCAGGAAGAATTTGTAAGTTCCACGGGACATGTAAACCACAAACGTCTTTGCCATTTAGAGGGACTATGTGGTCAACTTGATAATTTTCACCCGTGATTGCCCTCAAATCCCTAGCAAGCCAATAGATTTGTTCAATCTCTTTGCTGTAGCCAGACAGAGTTGCGCGTCTTTGTTTTGACCTTCTGGCAGAATTATAAGACAAAACTTTGTCGTAGTTAGATGCAATCCAATTTTTGGAGGCTGCTAACTTTTTGGGACGATTATTTTTCGCCCAAGTTTTGTTATACTCTCTCATTTCGTCTTTTCTGTTGGCTCTTTGGAGCTTTTGTGAAACAGAGTCACAAACTTTGCAATGTGACCTAACCCCAAACTTACCCTGTTTACTTTTACTAAACTGGTAAATTGGTTTTTCGACAGAACATTTATTGCAAGTTTTAGTCTGCATTTTCACTAAACTCTTTAAGAGCGCGGCCACCAATACTAAACGCAGCCAGTTTACCGCTTTTAACATCTTGCCACACTTGGTCATCGTAGACCTTGATAGCGACTAGCCAGCCTTCGCGGTCAGACTGGATACCCAATGCCTTGGCAATCTCGTTAGTCAAGGGCATGGAATGGACAACTTCCCCGATCTTACCACCACTGTGCATAGCCTTGGCGGTTCTCATGGAAAGCATAAAATTGGTTGCAGCCTTTGCGATCTGGTCAGGGCGAATAAACTCTTCGCTGTGATCTAGGCTGATTTCACCGTTGACAGTTGAGACGTAAGCCCAACCAAAGGCAAGACGCTCTTCATCAAGTTGCTTGACGATCTGACCTTCAACGGAAACTTTGGTCAACTCTGAGACAGAGGTTCCGCTTTCCCACATGCGACAAGACCAGTAACGGGCTGAGGTTTTATCGGTGGCCGTGTCACAAGAATGGCGGGAACGGAAGTTAGCACGAGCATCTGGATCGTCCCTTCGGATTTCCATGTTTGGGTCGCCAAAGGTGACTTTCTTTACTTTGTCACCATCTTTGACGTAGACACCAAACTTCTTGGTGGAGCCAGCCGGGAGACGGAAAGGCTTGTCAAGTTCGACTTCTCGACCCTGATGCACAGCTTTTTCCACAGTCTTAGAGGCCATCGGATGATTTTCTGGCAACAGGTCTGTGTCATGCTTCCCAGAGCGGAACTTGCCATTTCGGATAGCCCGAAGGAAGTTGTTGACACGGGCCATAGCCCACTGTTCAGGGGAAGTGACGTTAGGGCGGACACTCTGAGGGTTAGTGCGATAAGCACCGACACCACGATCATAAACTTGGCGAAGGGTTTCAGCAGTAACTCTGCCTTTGTCGCCATACTTTTCGTTGTGTTCTGTGGCCTTCTGACGAAGTGTGTCCATATTGACTTTTTCGACAGCCTGTTTAGCCTGTGACCACGCACCAGCAAAAGCACGGCTTTCAGTCATACCGTCTTCGGTCATCATAGAGTTGAAGACGTTACGGAAGACTGATTGCTGATGTGCAGACAGTTTACCACGAACTGCTTTCGGGAGGTCTTCATTGCTACTGTACGGCATTGTTCCTCACCAAAATCATAGTAAAGTTTGTGGTAACTCGTGTGTTGTTAGTTTCAACCTGAGCGGCTTGTACATCAAGGTCTGTCTTTTCAGGCATTGCAACAGGGGCGTAGAAGTCGTACCTGTAAGTGTTTTCGTAGACTTCGCCAATATGAGCAATACGGAAACCTTGACCAAACGGTCGAATAAAGAAACGAACCTGAGCGTCTTCACCCTTCTGGACACTAAAGTTGCCAGTGATGATGTAAGCTGTATATCCAGCAGGTACTGTGTAAATGCCGTTAAGGGTTTGACCAATACCATTTTGGATAAGTCCAATAGTGTTTCCGTTGGCAGTAAGCGTGACATTCCCAGCGTTGTTAGATGCACCGTTCTTATAGACAGCAGAGTTTACACGCTTAAACTGCACAGTGCCTGTGGTGGGAGTAAGACCGCGACAATCAATCTCTTCTGTAATTGGGTTGAAGTCTGCATCTAGACCACTTACCACAACAGACCCTGTGTCGGAGGCAGATGCAGAGACGACTGTGACGACCCTCACAGAGTCCCAGACGGACCAAGGGTACAATCCCCCAGCCGCCCAGACAGTCTCGTCACCACCAGAGTCAACGTCTGCATTATACCCAGTGACATTGACAACAGAGTAGCCATCAAACTGACCTTGAGCGATGGAGAAGTAACTATCCCTAAGAGTGAGGTGTCCCCAATCAGCCATCTGTAGCATCCTTCACAGGTTTGTTAAGTTTTGCTTCATACTTGGAACTATCGAAATCAATCTCAGCAATTGACATAAGGTCAGTGACAACCTCAGTCTGATCTTGAAGTTCAATACCAGCGCCATTGATGTTACGCAGGAAGGAAGCAATTTCACGAAGATCGTGGGGAGCAACATCACCAGCAACAAGTTTAGGCATGGTGGACCAATCAAGGCCGTTCAACTGCCACAGACGTTCAACAAGTTGCTTATTCAGGACATCTACAATCGTGTTGATGTAGCTTTCGAGGCTTCTGAGGAAGAGGTCAGTCTTAGTCTTTGACAGAGCATAAGAACCGCTGCCACTACCAAGCATAAGAAACTCAGCCATAAGGCTACGAGCAATATCATGCTGGTAACGCTTAACAACAGGATCAATGTCGATGGAGCGAGAGCCATTTGCGGTAATCAACTCCACGTCCATGAGACGTTGGTTAGTAGGTTTGCCATCAGCATCTACATACAGGTCTGAGGGAAGAAGGGCATAGCCTTGTTCGTTGTTCTTGAGGTCACGAAGGATACGCTCAAATTGGGTACGAAGTGCAGCCTGATCGGCAGTAGCATCTGCACTCAGATACTCCGCAGGCATACGGCCAACAGGCACCCCATGAAGTTCTCGCTCAATAGCAATAGCTTCATATCCCTGAATCTTGTTGAGGTAAGTGTAAGAAACATAAGCGTTGCGAAGAACGGAGCGACCAGAGGGATCATTGTTGAGGCTCGTTGTGCGATAATACAGGGATTTTTCGACAGGGATCATCTTAGGGGGCTTGCCCCAAACAGCCTCTTGGTACATACCAAGAATTTCACCAGTGCTTTGGTCAACTTGGAAAGTCTCTACAGTCCAAGGTGCGCGGATAGCAATCTTCTTTACACCGATACGACCATCTTCATGCTTAGAGTTTTTCTTAGGGGAGCGGGCATCACCAGCACGGACCTTGTAGATAACCTCGAACCACGAAAAGCCATAGGTCAGGTACGACAGGGCTTCTGAGATATGATCGTCAAGGCTGTGGTCCATGTCTTCAATGACAGATTTGAGGAAGACTGCACCTTCTTTAGCAGCTTCGCTGTCATCAGCAGGGACCACATCAACTTTGACATCACGAAGGGTCTGTTCCACAGCATACATGATCGAACCGACAATCGCGTTGTTATCACGCATTTCCCGGTATTTTTGGATCGCCTTTTTGCCTTTGAGTTCTTGAAGAAACTCGTCAGCACGAATATCACCCGTGTAGGTGTTCTTACCATAAACGCCGAGTTCAATTTTAGCGGCGGTTTCTGAGAGTTTCTTCATTGTAAATACTCTTCTTTAGACAGGATCACCAAGGAAGCCCGGTGGCAATTGGTGGATTCTTTTGAACCTCAATCTGTTGAAGTAGGTTACCCTCAACTTCACCTTTATCAATTGAATCCCAAACCCATGCCATAACGTCAGCTTCAGTTAGGTTTTGAAAAGGTACAAACTCCAATGCGGCAGGGTCGGGGGTGAAGCCAGCAGTACCGTAGGAAGATGCACTGTGGTCCCCATCAACGGCAGATACAGCCCAGTGAGCCATAGTCACACCACCATCAACAGCGTTGCGTTCAAGTTGCGAGATGGTCCAAGTGATCGTTGCGGTCATTCTGCGGCACCTTCTGTCAGGGATTCAGTCAGCATGTTCATAAAGGCGTTGCGGCCCACCTGAAGCTGGTCGAGGTTAAACTGAGTAGAACCGATCTTACGGTCCAAATCAGCGATGTGGTTGATAAGAACCTTCTGCTGATCGTTAAGTTGGTCTTCGGTATAGTCTTTATCGTTGATCGTGATGACGAATGGTTTTTTCTCGGCCATCTTGATCCTCCTTTTTCTTAGCTAATACGGTAAACAGTATAAGTGTTGGTTGCAGTCTTACGAACACGGAACATGCCACTTGTAGCCGCTGTAACGGCCATAGAACCTGTGAGGGTGAGGCCAGCAGCAGTACCAAGAGTTGCCGTCCCAGAACCCGTATTGATGACGGAAAAATCAAAGGACATATCAACTGGGAAAGTAGCAGGCACACCACCTTCAATCAGAGTTCCTGTCGGCATAGTTAGCGTGGCTAGAGCGCCCGTGTACTGGATGATCCCCGTCAGCAATTCTGCAATGGTCAGCGTTGCTGCTGCGGCCTTTGAGGTCTGTGCAGGCTGGTTCTTGTAGACCACACCAGTGGTGACGGTAGCGCCAGTGACGTGGAGCGGGGTAATGGGTGTGGTGTTGCCAATCCCCACGTTGCCCGTAGAGGTGATGTGCATCCGGTTTGTCGCATTGGTATAAAACGCAAGTGGAAATGCGCCCTGAGAAGCAACAAACGGCACATTCCCGTTAAGGCTCCCGAGCAACAAGTCAGAATCTACACCCGGCCCGAGTCTCGCAGCCACATTTGTTTGTGAGGAAACCGTTGTGCTGCCCAACACGCGGAGACGCACATCAGGGCTGCTTGTTCCGATGCCAACAAAGCCCGAAGAGTCGATCCGCATACGTTCACTAGTGGAAGACGCTCCATCAGCAGTCGTGCTGAACACCAGACGACCCGGCATGTCGTTGGTGCCGGGGGTGCCATCAACAGCGGCTTCAATTGTTGCAGCAATTATAGGCGCAGTGCCGTCTGTCCCGTAGAATCTCATAACCCCCAGTTGACGATTATTTGCAACCGCAGTGTTATCCCCAAAAGTCGTGCCGCCGCCGGTGACAAAACTGAAAATAGGTCTTGCAGCGTTGTAGGCATAAAATGTCTGAGCAAAAGCAGAGCTTGGGTTGGCGTCAACAGCAACAGCAGGGGCGGTGATGCCAGACCAAGCGGCATTATGCAAAACTTTTACCTTGCCGTCAGCCCCAACCACAAAAGGCGAAGCATCTGGGCTAGTGCTATCCTCAACCACAAGAGCATCCCCGGCACCCGTCTGGGTGATTCGGACAGCAGGTTCAGTAGCGGAGGACGAGAGAACATCGAGCCTTGCGGCAGGAGAACTCACCCCAATTCCTACGTTGCCCGCACCAGTGATCCTCATGCGCTCTGTGTTAGTCGTGCCAAAAATAAGTGGAGTAGAACCGTTCGTGCCGATAGTAGCATTAGTGCAATTCAAGAACCGCAGTGAGCCGAGGTTTGCCCTTGAGATACCAAACTGGGTTCCTGTCGAGTCAATCGGCCAATACTCAAGCGCGGTGGCCCTGAAATTATCAGAATAGTTGACTTCGGTCACAAGCACATTGGCGATAACGGTAGAAGACCGTGCGGCTGCTTGTAGACTGGCAGCGGGAGATGTTGTGCTAATCCCGACTAGGCCATCAGAGGTAATCCTCATGCGCTCAGCCCCACTCGTCTCCACCGTCATGGTGTCATTAGCAGGGAAACGAATGGCGGTGTTAGTGTCGCCAGAATGGACGATCTTGTCAATTACCGTAACATCTCCATTTGGGCCAATACGGAGTTGTTCAACACCACCCAATGTGATTGCTAGGGTGTCTATAGTGGGTCTATAAATACCCGTGTTAGTGTCACTTGCGAAACTGATTGAAGGTAGGCTGGCAGACCCATTAGGAAAGAGTCCGTTACCTGACCCAACAATAGCAGAAGCTGTAGCTGCACTGGCTGCGGCAGCAACTGCACTAGCTGCGGCTGCGGAAGCATTAGCCTCTGTTTCTTGAACAACAACAGCTAGAGAAGCAGAATCTGTTGTACCAACACTAACAGTGATTGGATTTCTCGGTTGCATAGCCGAGATAAGATTGTTCGTGTTTGTGATCTCAAGGCTCATCGTGTAATATCCTGCACAACTACAATCTCGAATGTCTCAGAAGAAACAACCGTACCAGTCAGTGAAAACTCAATATCACAAAAGAGGTTTGAGGCATAAGTCGTAATAGGCCACAAAGCTGTAAAAGATGCCGCACGAGTCACAGTAAATTCACCATTGGCAGCATTTGTCACAGTGACAACCAGATTATCAACAAAAGTTTCTGTCCTAACCTGAGAGGCTATGATATAACCAGACAGGTTTACAGGGCTACCAGCAGCATCCCTCCAAACACAAGACAGCGTAAAGGTGTCTGCCCTTTTGTGATAAATCTGTGCCATAGTGATCCCTATAATCTAGCCAGCAAGCCTTTTGCATCAGCATAGGCCAAATTGAGTTCAGGTTTAGCCACACCTTTGAGGGCAAGTTCAGTTACAGCCCAGACCATTGCATCAAGCCTGTCAGGTGAACCAATAGAACCTAGAGGCTCCCACTGGACCATCTGATCTTCTAGGGCATCTAGACCCTTGACATGCTTTACCCGACCCCGTTCATAGAGGGCCGAGACAGGTTCTGCACGAGCGAACTTACCACGGGATGCGTGTACGAGTTTAATGGGGATAGTCTCATCTACACTCTTGAATGTGTAGCGAACCATCTCACCACCTTGGTTGCGTTCTGCAACAATACGATCAGCACCGTACTCATTGTACAGTTCGATTGCTTTAGCAGCCCAACCTTCGGGGGAATATCTGTCTGTGGCATCTTGTAGGATATAGCAGACACCGTTGATGTCCTGTCCTGCCACAACAATACCAGTCATGTCACTTTCACTGTTAGCGGAAACAGCCGGATCGACTGATACCACAACACGAGCAAGTGTTTCTGCAAACTCTACGGGGTTATCAACTTCAACTTCACAAGTTGCTAGGAGTTGACGGTTCCACAAGGCACCAGAGGCTTCATCTAGGACTTCTGCATAGAGTTCCTGACGACCAAGGCGTGTGCCTTCATATTGAGATTTAACTGCTTCAATGTAGCTTGTAGCAAGGTTAGCAGAGTTATCGAATGTAGAACCGTAAGTCACAACAGTCTTAGGGTTCTTGAGAATGTCTCTAACGAGTTTTGTAGGCTTTGGCGTTGTGGTTACACAAATTTGTGGATGCTTACCTAGACGGAGACAGAATTGGAGCATATCCCAAGTGTCTCTGTCTTTATTCCAAGCAGCAAGTTCGTCACACCAAGCAACCTCAAACTGAGGACCACGAAGACGTTCAGGCTCTTCTGCGCTAAAGAACTGGACGTAGGCACCATTCTCCCACGTCAAAAGACGTTTGGTTGGCGACCACAAAGGCTTACCTAGAGGCACACCTTTAAGGGTCTTGTCATTCTTCCAGCAACGAGCAAGGAAACCTGACTCACCGTTAATCATAACTCGTTCAATGTCGGAGTTGGTAGCAGCAATGGCAGCAATACGCTTATGGCCTTGCATCACTTTACCACGGACCCACTCAACACCAGCACGGGTCTTACCGAAACCACGACCAGCATTGATGAACCAAGTGTTCCAGTCACCAACAGGGGCAATCTGTTGTGGTCTAGCCCAGAAGGGCCAATTGTAGAGGAGTTCTTCTGCTTTAGCTTGGGGAAGCTGCGACAACAAAGAAGTTAGGTCTTCACCCATAGCCCTTAGATCATCAGCATGGATTGGAAGACCGTTCTTACTCATTCTTCTTGTTCTTCTACTTTTCTTTTACCAAGGAGTGCAAGAAGATCATCAATAGCCCCAGTGTCTTCTTTGACTTCTTCGGGGTCAACTTCTTCAACCTTGATTGTCGGGTTCCAACCAGCCTTACTACGAAGGAAGAGTTCAGCAGCTTTAAGGTCGCCCTCAAGGGCTTTGTTGACAACAACATTACCTACTGCTTCTTGAATATCAGCCCTAGCTTCTGCAATGTCATTGCGGTAAGTCTTGTACATACCGTTCATGGAAGAGGGTGCATGGTCATACTTCTGGATGTTATCCAAGATGACCTTCATTGCTACACCAGCCCGAATGGCCTTACGAATGTAGGTAGCAATGTGGAGATTGTGTTTCAGCTTCTCAGCCATATCTATCACCTGTTAGCTGAAATTGAATTGGCGATCCGTTAGCACGATCTGAGTGGAACCAGACCATTATACCAACTGTTCAGTTACTTCTATACCGCGACGGATCAAGCGCGGTTGGTAGTAACCCGTTGGGGTGCGCTTGGGTTTACAGTCAGCATTGTTATCTGACTTTCCAGAAGGCGTAACAGGTCTTGTTAGAGTAGCAAACCACATCGGCACCCATTTCGTACTTAAATGATTCGGTGAGAGAATGTGATGGTTGTGGCTTGCTTGTTGGTATATAGTTGTACAGTTGGCTTTTGTCAAGGGGTAAAGTGATAAAAATATCACTTTTTTATATTTTCCCCTCAGTTTCTGAACATTTCAGGCATTGTTGCATCCCATTCGTGCAGAATCTTCCCAGATTGCAACCAACGATCCCTCACTTCTATAGCCTCTTGTTTGCTATAGGTACGGTAGATAGCCTGTTCCGGCCCTCTCCTAACGACAAACAATCTGTTCATCGAACCTACATAGATATGCTCTTCCTCAGTCTCATAGTACCGATTGACAGGATCATTGGCATCTTTCATGTACACTTGGTTGTATGGAACAACAACAAGGTTATCAGCTTTGAGATTGTAGATGTCCTTGTCCTTGTAGATAACCCTATCCTTGTCATCAATGTAGTCATTCTTGACAAACATGACAGCTACTCTAGCTAACCAGAACTTGACAATCTCTTTAGTTCCATCAACCCTATGAGAAAAGTCTCTCCCAATGAGGGTCTTGCCACTCCTCTTAGAAGTAAACTCACCCTTCTCAGGGTCATAGTCCAACAAGTCCTTGATCTGGTCAATTGTGTAGCCTTTGTAGTCCATATCTCTAAGTCCTCTTGTTTGGTTGTTACCCATTACATAGGAACTCAGGTAGGATATGTCAATATAGGATACTATGATAAGTAAGGTTATCTCTATCTACCTCCGATATTACCTTATCTAGTGATCCTTACACTCCTTCTATGGGAGATTCTGTACCATCTATCTTGTTAGTATATATTCAGGGGCGGGGGAAGGACTTTTTAGTATATGGGTGTACAGTTGGCTCTTGTCAAGGGTGGAACTCAACTTTTTTTGTTTTTTTTGTAGAAATCTTACAAGTATTTGTTTTTTCTCTGTATTTTGTTGACCGATCAAATTTTTTCCTTTGGCTATGTAGCGGGTTACCCCCTACCGAATCACTCCGGCGCATAATACTGGGGGTCCCAAGGGATGTCAAGGGGTATTTTCGCCTGTGATAAATTTGCCACAGTGATCCGACAACGATAAATTTGTGCAAAAATTATCTTG